CCTTTAAAACAACGGGAGTAAATTATGGCAACTTACGACATGAATCAAAAGCAGGAGATTATTGACTATTATATGGAGAATGGTTTAGAAGCTACTGCTAAGAAATTTAATATGACTAAAGAACAACTTATGGATGACTTCTATGGAATAGGTCAGTCTGAAAGAGGCGACTCTCAAGGTGGTTATTCTGATACGGATGACCAAAGCTCATCAGTTAAAGACACTTTATTAAACATACTAGGTATTGGTAAAGCTAATGCTGCAGATGGTAGCTTTGTTGATAACAATAAAGGTATGTTAGAGCAGTTTGCTGATTATCAATTAGATAATCTAGGTAAAGCTAGAGATGAAATTGGCAGCTTTCTTAAAGGTTTAGTACCTAATATTCGTATGACTGAAGGCAATACTGAGATGCAAGATACTATAGATGACCCTGATGTAGGTGTTACTGTAGATAAAGAAGCTATGGCTAAAAAAGAAAAGAATAAGATGAAGGATGTTTCTACTGATGAAGACCCTATGGATACTTATGACAATCCAGAAACTCCTAAAGATAAAATTAAAGTTAAGAAACAAGTAGCTAAACCTCAGCCTAAACAGCCTGAACTTAGTGATGAAGAATTAGAGACAATGTATGCTGATATTTCTACTGGTCTAGGACTCAAAGGCAAAAGAGGCAAAGACGGCAGCCTCCTTCCAGGTCAGAAAAAACAAAATGAAAATGAAGAAATGGGTTTTGATGGAAAAAATCCAGGTATGTATCAACCTAAAGGTTCTAACTTCTGGTCAGTTGATACACAAAGTCCTTATTGGGATACTGCTGAAGGTTATGAAAAAGCTAAGGAACTATACAACGGTGAAGTACCTAGCTTTGTAGGTTATAAACCAAAAGAAAAACAACTAGACTTAGCTGAGCTTAAGAAACTATTTAGTTTTTAAGATAAGTAGTTAAGTAATCTATCTCTGTATGCGAATACTCTATTCTTGGTTGACTTGAATAGAGTTTAGCAGCAGTAATCCTTACAACTTGTTTGTCATCCTCAAAGAACACACCATTTAAACTATCTAGCGTTGCTTTAATATAGTTGTCGATGTCGCTGTTGTTTCCACAGTAGCTGTTTTCAGCGTTTAATTTCTTTTTCTTAGACCAAGACTTAGGTATCTGTACATAAAAGATTATATTGCAAGATATGAGCTCTTTAGTAGGTACCATTTGCACATCTCCTAATGCTATTTCCATATCTTTTTTAAATTGACTGTACTTTTTAGGAAAGAATGTAGACCATCTAGTTACTCTTGCTCTGCTTGCAGGGACTGGGTTAATGTAAATCGTCTTTTTCATCTTGATCTCCATAGAAAAACTCATATAGTACCCAGAACAGTACTACTATAAATGTTAGTTCAAATATATCAGGCATTACTCAAAGAAATTATAGATTTCATTTACCTTAGGGTAGTTAACTATATGAGTTAAGAACCTAGGACCAGTAGAGTAAGCAAATACTTTAACATCTGGGTAGCAATGTTTCTTATATACACAGTAACTACACTCAGTACATAGCTTCATGTTACCTGACTTACCATCTGGCACAGGTTCGAAGCAACGCTCTGGTTTATCTTTACTAGCTGTTAACCATTTAAGATATGCTATGCGTTCTTTAACTGGGCTGTCGTATTTGAATGACTCAAAGTGTGTACACAATGCACCGTTCTGTTTATCGATTGCCAGCCATCCGCCTTCATCTGTACCACTTGCTTCAGCATAACCATGTAATTGTTTGATGTAACCGAATGGGTCATCTTCTCTAAGCGTACCTTCTTTGAATTTCTTAAAGCCGTATGTAGAGGTTGTTTTTACATCCATAAGGTACCCATCAATGACACAGTCCATTGAGCCTTTTATCCCCTCTATTTCTACTTCATGCTGCTTATGTTCTACTCTATGTCCAGATAACTCTGCTAATGCTAGAACTAGATGTTCTGTTGCATGACCATATAAGAACTTCATAAGTGTTTGAGGTGTCATCTTTTCTGCTTCGTAGTCGTTATATAGATACCACAAGTACAAATCTTGTTTACCTATGTTAGACATCCTTAGCTTGCGGCTGTCGTCACGCTCAGTAATTACAGTACGCAGCATGTCTTTCATTGCATCACCAAACTCGTTGATAACTTTATCGGTGTCTACACCTTCTGCTGCTTTGTTTGTTGCTAGAACTTCGTAGATGTCATCTACTAAAGTGCGTATGTTTTTCATGACTCTTCCTTTATTAAATCCACTATAGGTATTATAAACAATGGTGGTGTTTTTGTAAACTTCTTGACTGGATACTTAGCTGCAAACTCTTTAGTTACAATGTATGTATCTGGGTACAGTCTTTCTTTCTTTGAGTTGATATAAGTTATTTCTAAAAGGCAAGGTGGTTTATGTGTTGCTAAACCTATTGCTCTTTCCCCGTTGTTCCAAATAGGAACTCTTATTTCTTCTTTAGTGAGTTTCACTCCAGTTATCTCCTATCTTGTATTCACCATCTAAAGGACAGTTAAGGTTAAAGTATTCACCAGCTTCGACTATACTCTGCACAGCCAACCTACCGAACATATCAGCTTGGTCTTCTATAACTTCTGTTTGTATCTCATCGTGTATGTTGCCTACAAACTTGTAATCTATATGTGCTGCGTCTGCTTTATCTTTAAGAATCAATAGTGCTTTCTTCATAACGATTGCACCAGCTGATTGGAATAAAGTATTGAGTGCTGTGTGTGGTTTATCTATTAAGAGTTGTCTTCCATCGAGTCCTTCGAGTCTACCTGATTGAGACAGCTTAGTAATTCGTTTTCGTAAATCTGCAAGTGCTGGCGTATTATCAAGGAAATTTGTCTTAAGTCGTTTACCATCTTCCGCTTCTCCTCCAACGATAGACCCGATTTTTTCGTCACCAGCTCCGTACAGGAAAGCGTATATGAAAGTCTTTGCCTCATCTCTTGATTCAAGTTGTGCAGCCATTTGATTTGCTGTGTGAATGTCCCCATTTAATATCTCCTCTGTATATTTTTTATCGTTCATATAGTGAGCTAGCATCCGTAGTTCTAGTCCGCTAGCATCAACACCTACTAATTTGTAACCTTTCTCTACTTTGAATAACGCTCTGCATTTATCTCCGTATGGGCTGTAGACTGCAGGCACTTGAGCTAGATTAGGTTTACTATGTGTCATCCTACCAGTTCTTGCACCGTTGCTGTTGACTGAACCATGTATTCTAGATGTAGTTATTCTTAGTGAATCCATCCAGGAATCAAGTAGACCTAATCGTTTTTGCAGCATTAGGTACTTAGCTATTAGTTGTGCTTCTGGTATGTCTACTTTTTCTAGAATTGTTTCAGATACTATGGGTTGTCCAGTCTCTGTATATTCTAGAGGGTTCCATCCAAAGTGCTGCAAGTATCTGCCTATCTGCTGCCTACTTGCTAGGTTAAACTCTGGATATATTATGTGTCCCCACCCTTTCTCAGGATGTAAGTAAGATTGATTATCTAAGTGGCGTTGGAGAGCAGCCGACACAGAGCCATCTTTCTTATATGGATTCTTAGGAAAAGGTACAGGTTTGAAAGTCGGGAGAGGTTGAAAGACTTCCCTTACTGTATCTTCAGCTTTCATCATTTCATCCTTTAGCTCAGCCATAAGGCTTGTAGCTTTTATGTAGTCGAATCTCCAGCCATTTTCTGTCTGTTGATGTATTACTTTAGCTACTTCATGTTCTATTTCTAGAGCTGTAGGGTGGAGATTTGATTGGAGCATTAGGTCGTAGACTTTGTATGTGACACTTACATCTTGTATGCAATACTCTTTCATAGCATCGCTATACTTTGTGAAGTCTTCAAAGCCTATCTTGTAGTCGCCTAAGTATTCACCCCATGCTTTTAGGTTATGCTTCCTGGAAGGATTATCCAGTCTAGACATGACGAGCGTATCTTCTACAGCTCCCTCCCACTTAAAACCGTATACTAATTTTTCCAATACGGGGATGTCATAACCTATAATGTTGTGACCAACTAGAGTATCGACATGGTTTTCTTTGAGCCAATCACCAAAAGATTCAATCTCCTCAGGCCCAAAGAATCTCTCTATCCATGGCGTTGTGTGTAACTTAGCATAGATACACCATACTCTAGTAGGTTCTAGTCCGTTTGCTTCTATATCAAATACAGCTTTCATTAGTATTCCTCTGGCATCTCTGGTACTTCTACCAACCTACCTGTTTCGTTGCTGTATTGTATGTATCCTGTGATACCAGTCTCACCTGTGTATCTGTTCTTAAGTACTCGAAGCGTTGTTGTGTTTCGTATGAGAGGATGTTCTGATTGTTGGTTACGCTCTAGTGCTATGACTATATTAGATAGCTGAGCAATACCTTGTGAACCTCTCAAGTGTGTTAGTGATATGTTGCCACCTTCTTCATGTGGCTTGCTGCCTGACTGTCTACTGAGGTGGGAGACAACAAACAATCCTATGTTAGTTTCTACTACGACTTCCCGCAGCTGAGTCATAAGAGCATCTATCTCTCTGCGTTCATCACCACCTGCATTACCTGACATAACTAAGTTAAGGTGGTCTAGTACTACCCACTTAATATTCTGTGCCTTAGCCATAAGTCTGATGCGTGAGATAATCTTTTCTGTAGACATATCTTTGCCATCCCATAGCGTAAGTACATCTTCACCATCTCGTATAAATAACTCATCGAATGCTGCGGATGCTTGGTCTTTGTCAGTCATCTGTCTGACTTCGTCTAAATGGTAGTTGCGGTTGAGGTGTAGACCTACGAGTCCGTCAATGGTTCTCTCTGGTGTTTCCTCTAGATGTATGATGCCTACCTTGTCTTGGGTCTTGGTAAGTAGGTGATACTCTAGTTCTCGTATCATCGATGACTTACCCATACCTGTGCCAGAGGTGATAGTTACCATCTCGCCTTGTCTAAATCCTTTGGTTAATCTGTTAAGACAAATCCAAGGATAAGATTGTGAGACCTGCTTAGGTCTGTCTAACCAATCTTTCTTTAACTTGGTTACGCTGATAACATCACTTGGTGTATAACCTTTAGCTTTCCAGAAGCGTTGCTCTAGGTCTTTGACAAGACCAGCTTGCAGCATATCTGATGCATCTTTGTATCCTTCTGGATATGTCATGACTCTGACTTTCTCTGGTGAGAACATTTCTGTAGCAACTTCTACAGCTTTCCTACCAGCCTCGTCATTGTCAAACGCTAGGACTATCTCATCAAACGAATCAATAAAGTCGTAGCTATCTGCTAAAGATTTCTTTGCCGACTGAGCTCCATTCTTGAGGGAGACAACAGCCCACTTGCCATTGAATACCTCAGCCATGGAAAGACAGTCTATCTCCCCCTCGGTTATGGTTAGGATTTTACCACCTTTGTCCCAGACACACTCACCGAATAGTGTTGTGTCTTTGAATGAACCTTCGATGGTAAAAGATTTGGTGTCACATTCTCTGACTTTGTAAGCACTCAGCCTACAGCCTGTATCATTGAATGGATAGTAGTGATGTGTGATTGCACCCTGGTCGTTCTTCTTGACTCTTACTCTGTATAGCTCGCATATCTTCTGTGAGATTCTACGCTCTGGTATGCTGCTGTACTCTCCCTTGGGTTGCATCTCTTCGTTGACTTTCTTAGGTCTGTATGTATTCATTGATACTATTCTGTCTTTCTTCAAGCTTTCATAGTGACCGCAGCCTGGAGTAAAACAATGTTTATGGTCTTCATATACAGCAAGGTTATCCTTACTACCGCATGAAGGACACGGTTCTTTTCTTATGTATGCCATAATCCTCTCCTATTTAATGGTGACTGAATTGCATAGAGCTGGCTCAGTCAGACCAGCAGATACAGCATGAAAACATTAGAGCTGTTCTATTGGGAGCTGGCTGTGTAGCAGGTTACAGCTTCCCTGGAGACTACAAATGTCATAGTCGCTACGCTTACCACTACACCGCTTATGATGGGCTAAGTGCAGCAGTCGTCATGCATAACATGCATAACTTAAAATGGAGTTTGGTCCTCAAAGAACTCATCATCCGTAGCACCAAATGTTTCTTCTCCTAACTCTTTGATTAGGATACGCTTGACATAAGGTACATTACCTGCAGTCTGGTGCGGTCGTATGGTGTACTCTAGTTTTACTTTAGACCCAGATGGAATTTCTTTATTCCAAATCTGTTTGTCTGCTGTGTAAACTGGTACAGCATAACGGGATGTAAACTTTCTTAAAGGTTCACCCTCATACTCTTTGATTTTCATACCATCTTTTGCTAACTCTGCTGCGACCTTTGGGTCGAGTGTAATTTGTACAGCAAACTTACCAGTAGATTGTTCTTGGTATGTTTCGTGTTCGGTCAGATATGACCTAAAGATTGTAGTTCCTTCTA